TGGCGCGTATCCAGTGCCCCATTGACGTGAACGTAGAGGTCCCATTCGGTGGAGCCTGCATATTGCAGGGAATTGGTGAGTTCGCTAATGAGTTCGGATTTTTTGATTTGGATGGTAGTCATCAGGATTCTCCTGGTTGTTTGGGCCGAGCCTCATGCCCTTCCCTTGTAGTTAATACTAGCCCCACGGGGGCTATAAAGCAAGGCTTTTTTTATGTCTTCTGAACTTTTATCTACAGAGGTGATTTCGAAACTGCTGGAGATATCCCCGCGCCGGATACAGCAGTTAGCGAAACTTGGATATATACCTAAATCCTCCAGGGGGAAATATCCATTGGTTGGATCTGTTCAGGGCTATATTCGCTATTTGAGAGCCCAGGAAAAGGAGCCTGAAGAGCAGCTACCTGTAGACAAAATGACGCCAAACGAGCGTCTCAAATACTATCGCGCAGAACAGGCCAGGGATGAGCTGATGGTTTCCAGGAGGCAGCTTATCCCCGCAGAAGAGGTCGAGCGCGGGACGGCTGAACTGGTGAAGTCGATGGTCTCTCTTTTGGAGACGCTTCCGGATGTGCTCGAAAGAGATGCCGGCATTCAGCCGCATGCGACCGCACGGGTAATTGCATCGATTGACGCATTTAGAGACGAGGCCTACTCGAAGCTGTCTGAGGCCTCGAAGGTGGTGGCGGCTTGATGATCTCATACGGAACCTATGCCGAAATCAGAAGTGATGCCGTCAAGGCAGTGAAGGCCCCTGTCCGGATGCGGGTCAGTGAGGCCGCGTCCAGGTATGTGACGGTTAACGCCCCTGGTGGGTACCAAGGCCCCTACGATCCGGATCTGACTCCTTACATGGTTGAGCCGATGGACACCCTCGCCGCCAGAGAATATGAGGCGGTTGTGTTTGTTGGGCCTGCCCGTTCATCGAAGACACAGAGCCTGGTTGATGGGTGGTATGGCTATGCGGTGATGTGTGATCCGGGTGATATGGGTCTCTATTTCCCGGTAGAGGGCAACGCAAAGGACTACTCGAAACGCCGTCTCAACAGGCTGAACAAGGCGAGTGATGAGATACGCGCGATGATCTCGCCACGCTCCCACGATGACAACCTATTCAGCAAAACATTCAGAAACGGGATGCTGGTTGATCTGCTGTGGCCGACGTCTTCCCGAATGGCCCAGCGTGATATGCGCTATGTGGTGCTGTCAGATTACGACTCTATGCCAGAGGACGTAGACGGGGAAGGCGAACCATTTGCTTTGGCGCTGAAGCGTGTTCAGACCTTCATGTCCGCCGGAATGTGCATGGCGGAGAGTTCACCGAAGAAGGAGATCATTAACCCGAAGTGGACCCCAACGACATCACACGAAGGGCCACCGGCTCCCGGGATAATGTCGCTCTTCAACCGCGGAGACCGTCGCCGCCGTTACTGGCCGTGCATTGAATGTGATGAGTATTTCATCCCTACGTTCGACCGCCTCTGGTATCCGGAGATAGACAACATCCAGGAAGCCGCCGCACAGGTTCAGATTGTGTGCCCATCCTGCGGATGCCAGATTGGGCCTGAGCACAAAACGGAGATGGACGCGAACGGCGCATGGGTAAGAGACGGCCTGAAAATAAGCAAGGGCGGAATAATCACCGGCGAGGCATACGGCTCTTCCATTGCCTCATTCTGGTTGCACGGACCAAACGCGCGTTTTCAAACATGGGAATCCATTGTCCTGAAATACCTCCAGGCTAAGGCTGAGTATGAGCGCACCGGTTCAGAGAAGGCGCTGAAAACCACCGTTAACGTTGACCAGGGGTCACCGTATCTGCCAATCAGTCGGAAGAGCACCAGGACGGCAGACGAGCTGATCAGCCGCGCTATTGAGTGGACCAGGGGGACCGTTCCGGAGGGCGTTCGTTATCTGTTGGCGAAAGTCGACGTTCAGGGAAATCGATTCGAGGTGCTGGTCACTGGCTACGGTATCGAACAGGAATCCTGGATTGTTGATCGGTTCGCGCTTCACTGGTCAGATAGAGTGACTGCAGCAGGCGAGAAAGAGCCGCTCGACCCACCAGGCCACCAGGAAGACTGGACTGTACTCAATGCACTGATCGGCAAAGAGTACCCCCTGGGTGATGATTCAGGCCGCAGAATGGCGGTTCATTTCGTTGGCGTTGACTCCGGAGGTAAAAAGGGCGTTACCACCAGGGCTCTGAACTGGTGGCGCTCTCTCAGGCGCAGCGGCAAGAACCGAAATGTACGGCTGATAAAGGGCGAGGGTGACAGACCAAACGCTAAAATCCCACGAGTGAGAGAAACATACCCAGACTCATCAAAGCGCAAAGACCGGCACTCCGGGGCGCGTGGAGATGTGCCGATGTTGATTCTGAACACGAACGAACTCAAGGACGCGCTCAACAACGATCTGACGCGCAAAGAAGAGGGTCCAGGTTTTGTTCACCTTCCATCATGGCTGGAAGAGAAGTACTTCGCTGAAATCGTTGCCGAGACAAGAACATCAACCGGCTGGAAAAACATTGGCAGCGAGAGAAACGAGACAGGGGATTTGCTTTACTACGGCAAGGCACTGAACCTTTATCTTGGCGTCGAGAAAATAGATTGGAAAACGCCTCCGAAGTGGGCGGCGGTGTGGGATAGGAACTCTCACGTATCAGGCGCAGAATCCACCACGAAAAAGCAAGTTAAGAAGCAGATGAACAAGCGGGGCTTTGGTTCGGATGACTGGAGCAGTCGCCTATGACAGAGTACGACGATCTCGCCGAGTTCGTTTGTACCTGCTTGAACAGTGCATTATCCGACGCCGGGATAGATGCAGAATTGGCGCGCTCTATCGCTCAGAACGTCGAGGAGGATGTTCGGGGCAGGTTTGGTGGAGATCGTCACTATATCCGTCAGATCAGCAAGGAGCGGCGGAGAGAGCGCAACAGGAGTATTATTGCAATGTGGAAGGGCAAAGCCCCGAGGGGGGAAATAGCCATGCACCACGACGTAGACAGACGAACTGTTGACCGTGTGATTTCTGATTATCTTGCAAAGCAGACCCGCAGGCATACCGGCTTTGGTTCGAGTGAGTGGAATTTGTAGCATTGGTGATGAAATGAAAAACACCCTTGAATTGATTGAAAAACTAAAATCGCAGTGCCCGCCAATACTCGGCACAAATGCCGATATTGTTATCCGACCCGGGAACCGTGACGGCCTGATTATTGAGGCGCATTGGTACTGCGCAGAGACGTACGGTTTCTGTCGCGCATACACAAGCGCGGAGATCAAAAACGTGTCTAACGATTCGATATTGGTGGATTCATTCATCTACGAATGCGAGCGCCAAGCGGCTGCTGTTGAAAGCTAACGCTTGAGGTGAGCGGCTGGCGTAGCCAGACCGAACGCAGTGACTCTACGCACTTGTTATATGGTGCGACCACCTACGGAGTACAGAACAGTGAAAATCATATTGGATTTAACAGACCAAGAGGCCGATCAGCTGGTTGATGTGTTGCAAGATTATTGTGATTGCGGGCCTATGGGAGAAGGATGGAAATCACCACAACTGGAAACGCTGTTAGGCAAGGTTTCAGAAGCTGTAGAAAAGGCCAGCGCCTCATAACGCCAATGCTTAGGGGCGGGAGCGAAGCGACCGTCCCAGCTAGGAACAAAGTGACGAGTGGCCAGAGCCACTTGTTAAGTTGCAGTGTTTTCACGGAGAAAAGCTATGCAGTGGATTAAATGTACTGAGCAGATGCCCGGCGAGAAAGATTTTGTGCTCGGGTTTTCAAGAGACGGGGAGATGGAAGTTACTTGGTTTTCTGGGCATATGTGGAGCTATGCAGGCACCTTTGTTGATGAAGACTATTTCACTCACTGGATGACGCTTCCTGAGCCGCCTGCAACTTAACCGCCTAAACCCCGACACTCTTTCCCTAAAATGCCCGTCGTTGTGCGTCCATGCTTCCCAGCATGGCGTACACTCAACAAGACCTCGACAGTATTAAATCAGCAATAGCCGCTGGCGAATTGTCTGTGCGTTTTGGTGATCGCCAGATCACCTACCGTTCGCTGGACGAGCTAATCCGTATACAAAATCAAATCGAGGCGGAGTTGTACGCCGCCAAGCCCCGACTTTCACCCCGTCACCGTATTGCGAGATTTGCCGATGAATAGACGGCGTGTTGTGCATTGGCGAGGCGGAGTACCAGTCAAGATGTACTACGAGGCCGGAAAGCGCACCGGCTACCAGAAACAGCGCCGAGAGACTGGTTCTGCCGATACCGCCGTACAACGCGCCGGGACTTCAATCAGAGAACAGGCCCGCCACCTCGACCAAAATCACGACCTGGCTAAAGGGGCGCTCAACACCCTGGTGCAGAACGTCATTGGACCAAACGGCATTCAGGTAGAGCCACAGCCGCGCAGGCCGGATGGATCCATCCACGATGACTTTGCAAAGAGAATTCATGCGTCCTATATGGATTGGTCATTGCGTCCTGAAGTCACGCACCAGCATGACTGGCCGGCAGCTCAACGGTTGATGGGGCGCACTTGGCTTAGAGACGGTGAAGGCCTGGCGCAGACCATCAGCGGCACACTCCCAAGCCTTGACCACGGAACCCGCGTTCCATTTTCACTCGAACTGATCGAGGCAGACCAGCTTCCGCTTGGCCTCAACAAGGCAGGTGACCCTCGCATCGTCCAGGGGGTTGAACTCAATGGGTGGGGTAAGCCGGTTGCCTACCATATCTACAAGCAGCACCCCGGAGACTTCAGGCTCTACTCAGTTGCGGCAGAGACAAAGCGCGTCAGTGCCGACCGCATGCTGCACGTCAAACTGATTGACCGTATTGGGCAGACCAGAGGCGTATCAATATTCGCCGCTTCAATGCTGCGGATTGACGACATCAAAGACTACGAAGAGAGCGAACGCATAGCCGCCAAGGTTGCGGCAAGCATGGCGGCATACATCAAAAAAGGAAGCTCGGATCTGTATGACACCGATCTAGATGGCGACGGCGAACCGGAAGCGCGTGATTTACGGTTTAGCCCGGGCATGGTTTTCGATGATTTGGTGGCCGGTGAAGAGATTGGCACCATCGACACCTCGCGCCCGAACGTAAACCTGGAAGCCTACCGCAACGGGCAGCTGCGGGCCTGGGCTTCATCCAGTTACCTGACCTACTCAAGCCTCTCAAAAGACTACAACGGAACCTATTCAGCACAGCGGCAAGAGCTTGTTGAGGGTTATGGCGCGTATGGTGTGCTGGCTTCTGAATTTATCGGCCAATTCGTCAGGCCGACCTATCACAAATTCCTCGAAATGGCATTGCTCTCTGGTGATCTGATCATCCCGTCAGACGTAGACCCACTGACCATTGGTGATGCGTTCTACATGCCACCTCAAATGCCGTGGATTGATCCAGTCAAAGAGTCTGTTGCCTGGGGCAATCTCGAAGAAAACGGCCATGCCAGCGGCATCGAAATCATACGTCGGCGTGGCATGAATCCGCGTGATGTCGCAGACCAGCAGCGCCGCTGGAAGCAGATGAAGGAAGACGCTTTCGACAGTGAAGACACCATCTCAAAACCAACCGCGCAAGCTCGCGGCTGGGAATTAATCACCAGCGAGAAAGAATGACCATGCCGAAGAAAGACAAATCAACACCCAAGCCGTGGTACGAAGTCAAAGCCGCAGGCGACGACAGCGCAGAACTTCTGATCTACGGCAACATCGGCCCATCCTACTGGGATGACGAATCCGTTACCGCAAAGCAGCTGATTGCAGAGCTGAAGGATGTAGATGGCAAGGATCTCACAGTTCGTATCAACTCGGTTGGCGGATCTGTTGCAGACGGCATTGCCATTTTCAACGCGCTGCGCAGACATAGCGGCGCTGTAACTGTTGAGATTGATGCTGTGGCCTACTCCGCTGCGTCTCTCATCGCTATGGCCGGAGAGACTGTCATCATGGCAGACAACGGCCTTTTGATGATTCATGCGCCTATGTCTTGGGCGTCAGGCAATGCGCAGCAGATGCGCAAGCAGGCCGACATCCTCGATAAATACGCAGACGCCATGACCAACGCCTATATCCGTGACGGCGGTCCAGACAAGGCCGACATTGAGGGCTGGCTGAAAGATGGCGATGACCACTATTTCACCGCATCAGAAGCCCTTGATCTCGGACTCATCGACGACACCACCGATTCCGTTGATATCGCAGCCTGCGCAGACGGGATTGATTTCCGTAATTTCAAATCTCCAACCCTGGCGGCAATGCCCGCCGCTACTCTTCCAACCTCTCGAAAGGATAAAACAATGCCTGAGAAGAAGACCCCCAAGGCGGGCGCTGAACCGACCGCCGAAGAAAAGCCGGTGAACGTCACCGAAATCGAAGCCGCTGCCAATGCCAGACAGGTCGAGGCTATCAAAGCGCGCAATACCGAAGTACTCGCCATCATCACCCCGCACATGCAGGTTAATGGCATGAGTGAGTTGAAGGATCAGATCCTGGCTGATCCTGAAATCACCGTTGACGCAGCACGCGAAAAAATCCTGGATGTCATCGGTAAACAGCACGAGCCCCTGGCTGCCGCCGGTGGTGTTCGTGTTGATGTGGTTACCGATGAGCGTGACAAGCGCATTGAAGCCGCAGGCAACATCATCCTGGCTCGCGCCAAGATCAAGAGCGAAGAGGGCAAGGCCATTCAGATGGCTGGCAACCCTTACCGCGGAATGTCGCTGATGGACCTCGCTCGTGAGTGCCTGGCCAGTGGCGGGTATGACACCAGAGGCAAAACCAAAATGGAGGTTGTGGCCGCCGCCTTTACGCAGAGCACCAGTGATTTCCCCGTGCTGCTGGAAAACGCGATGCACAAGGCGCTGCTCTCCGGCTACCGCACTGCCGCCGATACCTGGAGTCGGTTTTGTGCTGTCGGGTCTGTATCCGACTTCCGCGCTCACAACCGCTACATGATCGGCAGCTTGGGTAATCTGGATGATCTCACTGAGCTGGGTGAGTTCCAGAACAAGCAGATCGGCGACGGTAGCAAAGAGACCGTTTCCATTGGCACCAAGGGCAACCTGATCAACATCAGCCGTCAGGCCATCATCAACGATGACCTGGGCGCTTTTGTTGGACTCGCGTCCGCCCTGGGTCGTGCCGCACGGCGCACCATCGAATCAACCGTCTACAGCACCTTGGCGCTCAACAGCGGCATGGGTCCAACCCTGAGCGACGGCAAGAGCCTGTTCCATGCAGACCACGGCAACATTGCCGCAACGGCAGGCGGCCCATCCGTTGCGACGGTTGAATCCTGTGTGCTGGCCATGGCCGGACAGAAGGACATCAACGGCAACGACTATCTGGACCTGACGCCAGCCATCTGGCTTGGACCAAAATCGCTTGAGTTGACTGCGCGTGTTCTCAACGCCTCCACCAACGACCCCGACGCACCCGCCAAGAGCAAGAACGACAACGTGCCTAACCCCTATCAGAACTACTTCTCTGATCTGGTCGGCACACCTCGTCTGACGGGCAACCCCTGGTTTGTATTTGCCAGCCCTGATGAAGCCCCCGTGCTTGAGGTCTCGTTCCTTGACGGTGAGCAGGAACCCTTCCTCGACATGCAGGACGGCTGGAGCGTTGACGGCACCCAGTACAAGGCCCGCCTTGACTTCGGTGTTTCCGGTGTCGGTTACGCGGGCGCTGTTCGCAACGCAGGCGCATAAACCCATAAGCCGGGCGGCATAAACCGCCCGGCAGGCTAAAGAGGAACAAATAAATGGCTACCAATATTTACAACTCCAACCACATGGAGACCCGCCAGTGGACCAACGGCACCGGTGGTGCGGTATCTGCTGGAGACATTGTTGTGATGGGCGCGTTGGGTGATGCCACCCTAGCCGTTGCCCTGGTCGACATCGCAGACGGTGCAAGCGGCTCTGTCGGCGTCAACTGTGGCGTAACTGCCGCAAAGGTATCTGCCGCCGTATTCACCGCAGGCGAGTCCCTGATCTGGGACGCAAGCGCCAGTGCCTTCGATGACAACCAGGCGACTGCCGCAACTGGTGACGTTTCCGGTTCGTGCCGTGCTGATGCGGACGGCGCAAACCTCGAAACCACCTGCAACGTTTGGCTGACTGGCCAGCCTGCAACCCTGACCGCATAACCCAAGGCAAAAGGGGCGCAATAGCGCCCCTTAAAAAAATGATCACTGGAATAAAAACAATGCCGTGGAAACAGATCGATTGGGCGCAAGTCATTCCGTTCTTGCTGGTAACTGGTCAGAGCAACCGTTTATCAGTAGCCAGAATGATCGAGGCTTTCATCATCGCAGGCGTCACGGCAAGTGTTGTTATGTACGCAGCACAGAAAGTGCTTTCGGAACAGGTCAAGGATTTGAGAGCAGACCTTCACAAGGTCGAGCGTCAGCTTGAGCAGTTCCAAAAGGATTTTTATAGACCCGTATTTGAAAACAAACGCAGTGAGCAATAACGCGGAGACACCATGGCGACCACAACCACAACCCTGACTGAAAGTTACACCCTGCTCAATGCCGGCGCATGCGTTGTAGAGGTACGTGGCGGAAATGGAGTGCGGATTCATATCGGTGCATCTGCGCCTGCAGACAGCACGGACGATTATCACCCTAAATCACGCGGAGAAAATGTCAGCTACAGCGGCTCAGAAAACGTCTATGCAAGGGCGGACTCAGGTAGCGCCAAGGTTGTCACCACGGGGGTAGTGTAATGAGCGACCTGATATTTCCACCGGTGTCAGGCGGCGGTGGTGGTAACACCATCATCCACCGCTTTACCGATAGCACCGATATTTCACTGCCAACCACCCAGGCCGGTGCTGCGCAGATCGGCCAGTCGGTTTCGATGAATATCCCCACTGTTGGAGCTATTCACGTCATGAGTGAAGAGAGCCGAGTAGATGCAACTGCTTCGGCCGGATCGATTCAGGCGCGACTTGGGTTAAAGATTGGCTCCACAGTTTATCCACTTTCCTATACATCCAACGGAGTAGAGTATTCGCTGAGGGTGGGTGAGATAGCAGCAAGCGGCACTTTTAAGGATGCATATAAAAGTGCATTGTCCTCCGGTGCAAACATCGCCTACATGATTTCACAGGATTCTCTCCCATCTGGCACTCAAACCGTTTCTCTTGTGGTGTGGGAGGTGGAAGGTGATTCTGGAGGTGTACTAAAAGGCACTGTTATTCCAACGGATATTTCACTGGCAATCACCGACTGCACCGGAGGCTAACCCATGAACGTTACCGCGATTATCAATTTCGGTTGGCCCGGCTTCATGCTTCGTGCGCTCAGTGCGTTCAATGATGGCGACGACCTGCAGGCTTACCTGGATACCCAGGTTGAATGGGCTGACGGAATCACGCCTCCCACGGCGGCACAGGTTGACGCCAAAGAGGTTGACTACCTGGCCCACGTCATCTCAAAGCAGCAAGAATCTGAAGCAAAAGAAGGCATCAGCGACCAGGTGGCCGTTGACCCGCTCATTGTTGCTATTCGTTCCATGACCCCAGCAGAACATGCAGCCTGGGTTGATGCCAACGTAACCGCAGACCCCAGCGTAAAAATGGTGCTCACCAAACTGATCACCTCAGTGGCTGTTATGGCCGACAGGGTTTACGAGGGCTGATCGGTGACCGGCTTTCTCGCACTCAAACAAAGGGCATCGTCCGCCATCTATGCGCGACTTGGTGCTGATGCCACCTGCACCCCGGGTGTGGGCGACGCATTCGACCTCAAAGTGATGCGTGAAACCGAGGCGCAACAGGTGCCAGACGGTTTTGTCGTTACCGTGGAAGAGGATCAGACGATCCTCAACGTGTTGAAAAGCGATTACCCCAACCCAGCCAAAGGCGACACGGTGACCGTCGACGGTACCGATTTCAACGTCATACGTGCCACCGACAAGTACCAGGTTGAGTGGGCGCTGACCGTGCGCGAGGTGGTGAGCTGATGGCCATCAAGCTCCAGCAGATCATCGACGCGATTGTCACCCGGGTAGCCGGTATCAGCATTGCCAACGGACACCATACCGATATAGGCGCGGATGTGAATCGAGGTCGGGCGGTCTTGGATACAGATTCTCTTCCGTCGTGTGGCGTCTACCTGCAACCCAGAACTGTCGAAAAGCAATCGTCTGGGGGTGCGCGCCAGAGCCTGGATGCGTCGGTGGTTGTAGAAGCGCACCACAAGTACAGCACCGACCCAGAAGTCACCGCTATCAAAATGCTGGCCGACATTCAAAAGGCCGTTGAGGTCGACCCCGAGAACCTCGATGGCTTGCTGCACGGCAACGGCATAAGCTTTGCCGGTGACGAGATTTCATACCCAGAAGAGTACAGCAACGTGGTTTCCGTCAGCGTTGTTTATTCCATTCCCCACGTCCGCGAATACGGTAACCCGGACACACAGTAAGGAGCCCTGAAAATGGCTGACAAAAGTTACATCGGAAAAGGCAAGGTCTTCTTGAATGGCCGCGCGGTTGGCAACGTGTCCGAGTTGACCTTCTCCATCAACGAAGAGAAGAAAGAGCTGCCTGATTTCACCAGTCCCGGTGGTGGTCTGTATAACTCCCTGCGCCGTATCACCGGCGTGGAAATGAGTCTGAAAATGCACGACTTCAGCCCCGAGAATCTGGCTGTTGCCCTGTTCGGCTCAACCTCTGCGGTGACTGCAACCACGGTCACCGATGAGAGCATCAGCGCACCGGCAACCCTCAGTGCCGATACGCTGGTTACCACCGCAAACGTCATTGACACCGCTCAGACCGTCACCGTCACCAGTGACCCGGCGGGCACCACCTACACCGAAGACACGGACTACACCGTTACCGCATCGGGCATCGTCATCTTGGCTGCAGGCAGCATCAGCGCAAGCGATGCACTGCTTATCGACTACACCAAGAAGGCGGTTGATGTAATCCAGGCGCTGACCAGTTCAGCCCAGGAATACGTGTTGATGTTTGACGGCCTGAACGAGGCGCAGAGCGGTACGCCGGTTGTTATCAAGGTGCATCGTGCCAAGTTCGGCGGGGCCCAGACCCTGGGAATGATCGGTGACGAGTTCGGCGAAATCAGCCTGACCGGTGACGTGCTGAAAGATACAAGCATCACCACTGCAGGCCTGTCTCAGTACGCCGAAATCAAGCAGGCGTAAACGTGACGTGATCGCCCCCAGCGCAATCTCTACCGCAACCCGCGCCCTTGAAAAGGAGGTCAAGGGCCATCAGCGGAAGTTGCGCAGGGCAGGTGCCCGGGCACTGAACAAAACCGCCACCAAGGGCCGCAACGTATCAAGCCGGGTGATTCGAAAAACCCTGAACCTGAAAGCCAAGACGGTCAAAGACCAACTGAAGGTCACCCGGGCAACGCCTGATAACCACCGCTCAACCGTTCAGGGCAGATACAAACCCGTGCCACTGATCAAGTTCAACGGTGTGCGACAGACCAAAAAGGGCGTGACGGTTCGCATGCGCAAGGACAAGCCCCGGATGGTGTTCAAGGGTGCGTTCATTGCCCGCATGCCATCCGGACACATTGGAGTTTTCAGGCGAACCAGTCGCAGCCGGTTGCCGATCAAGCAGATATACGGACCACCGGTTAGCAAGATCATGGGCGACAAACTGCCCGAGATCATCAACCAGACCGCGCCAGATCTTGAAAAGACCCTAGCGCACGAAATCCAGTACGAACTGAGCAAAGGCTAATATGTCCGTCAAAGACCGCATAGTCGAAATTGCCTACGAGCTGAAAGACCGCTTCACCGGCCAGGTGAGCAAGGTCACGGGGTCGTTTCGCAAGATCGAAAAGGCCGCCGACGACTCAGCCGAGAAGATCGAGCGCAGTAACAAACAGGCTGCCGGTTCGTTCGGTGCCATAGGTGCCGCCGCTTCCAAAGCGAGAAATGCAATCCTGCTGATCGGTGCGGCTGTTGCTGGCGGTATCGCGGCAATCTCGAAGTGGACCCAGGCCGCAGCCGTTCAGGAACGCGCAGAGACAAAGCTGGCCACTACCCTTCGCAACCTCACCGGTGCGCGAGAGGACGAAATCAAGGCGCTGTATGACCAGGCATCCGCCTTGCAGCAGACCACCGGCTACGGTGACGAGACAACCATCTCAGCTCAGGCCATGCTGGCCACCTTCCAGCTTACGGCCCAGGAGATCGCAATTCTCACACCCCGCCTGCTGGATATGGCAGAGGCCACAAGAAGGGCAGGCAACGCTGATGTTGATCTAGAGTCGATCGCAATCCAGTTAGGGAAGTCGATTACCGGCAGCATTGGTTCGCTGGGCGAGTACGGCGTTGTGATGAACGACGTCCAGAAGGCCGCGCATGAGTCAGCCGACCAGCTTGGAAAGGTGCAGATTGTCGCCGAAGTATTGGACGGCAACTTCAGAGGATTGGCTGAAGCTATAGGCAACGAATACGAGGGCGCAATCCGAAAGGCAAATGCCGCACATGGCGATTACCTTGAAACCCTAGGCCAGATGTTCACCCAGAACGAGCAGTGGGTGGGCTTTATGCAGTACATCGCTGAATCCTGGGAGAAAATGACAGGGTCCACAAAGGAAAGCTCTAAGGAAATTAATGCTGCCATTTCATGGCTTGCACGGGGTATTACCGCATCATTTGAGCACATTCGACTGATTTGGAACGGTCTCCAGCTCATGATCAAAATCGGTGCAAGCCTCATCCTGACCGCTATTCGTGGAGTTGTTGTCGCGCTGGAGGCAATCACCTTTGGTGAGGTTTCAGAGGCATTCAGGCTGATGAAAGAGGACATCGACCGGTATGGCGGCGAACTCCTGCGCGGCATTGAAGAGGACGGCGATGATATAGCAGACGCAGTGAATAACATCGGTCAGGCGTTTGGTGTTATCGGAGAAGATGCAAAAGACGCTGTAGACGGAATTGAAAAGGTGAGCAAGGCCACCCGAGACGCGAAGGCAGAGGCCGGCAAGGGTGGCCTTTCTGCTGAAGTCGCTAAGGCAACCGCGAATGGGAACAAGGAGTTGGCAAAGGCCCTGAAAGAGCGCATCAAAATCTACCAGGACGCCCTCAAGCAGGTAAAGGATGCCGAGAAAGAACAGGCGGCGATAGCCAATGAATTCGGCTCTGCCGTGACCGAGATTAAAAACGGCGGTGACGGCAAAGACGTTGACTTCATCGACGCATCCAAGCAACGGCTGGATGCCAAACAAGCCCTGGATGCAGGCGATACAGAACGCGCCGTTCAGTTGGCCCGTGAAGGCGTAGCCATGCTCAAGCAGATGCAGCAGGAAGGCGACGGCGCAACGGTTGCAATGACCGGCCTCGCTAAAGAGTTCGAGCGCATCGCCAATGCCGCCGCGCAAAGCGACACCGAAAAAGCCATCCAGGATGCTGCAGAGAAAGACCCGAACCGCGCAATCCCGATGGATGTTGCGTTTTCTCCGGAACAAATCAGACAGCAGGCCGACGCCGGTTATGCCGCCGCCGTTGAATATATCAACAGCTTGCCGCCGCTTGAATTCAAGGCGGTGGTTAACGTATCCACAACTGGATCAAATGGCGTTTCTCTCGCCGACGCATTAACCCAAGAAGCCGCTGCGAGGGGTGAGCTATGATGTATTCATTCACCATTGGCGACATCACCATCCCGGTAGAGAGCGGCAACGGCCGCATATCTCAGACCTACGAAGACGCTACCGCAACCTCTCTGCTGACGCTGGGCGACGGATCCAAAATCCCGCAGACCTTCGCCGGTACCCTGGACAAGCTCAATACCACCATCACCGGGCCGCAGGGCTGGGCTCCTGCTGCGCTTGCCGGTCTGGACAAGCACACGCCCTACGTACTCAAGTGCTCTACACCTCGGGCAATACACGGCCTCACGGCCTCCATTGCCATTCCATCGAAACGGCGCACAGACACCGACTACACCCCCCGCGGCTATGCCATTGTCAACGACGAGATGGTAGAGACAACCGTCAGCAGCATTGTCGGCGATACCGTCAACCTGGCAACCGTCACAGGCGCAACCGGCTATGTGGTTCACTACTGGCCGCAAATTACCGTTCACGCATTTTTCAGCGAAAACGCAGACCAGGGAGCAGCCGCCTATAGCTGGACCCTGCGGTGTGAGGAGAAATAGGGCGTGATCTGGGAATCAAGAATCAATTCCCTGAGCCCGGTTCACTGGTGGCGGCTGGGTGAGTCTAGCGGGAATGCTGTTGATGAGATGGGTGTGCATGACCTTGTGTGGTCAGGTACTCCCGTCTATGGTGCGGCTGGCCTGATTGCCAGTGATGAAGACACAGCGATGACGCTTGATGGCAGTACGGACTATGCCAACAAAGCGGTAAGCAACTTCAGGTCAACCGATACAGCCGGTTCCATTGAAGCAAAGATCCATGACGGGGCTGGCGGAATATTTGCAATCGGCAATACTGCCGACGACACCTACTATTTTGTGCTCTATGTTACGACTGACTCTGTAAGGGTTGGCTGTAACAACAATGGAACTCCGCACAATACGGTCAGTTTTAATGTTGCTGGCGTCCATGTTGGAGAACATCACATTGGATTGTCCTCTAACGGGACGGTTCACAAGGTCTATGTCGATGGCGTAGAGATAACCGATATCACGGTTATCTCAGGTTCCAACAATGGGATGTGGTTTGGTGATATCAACAACACCAACACATTGTCCATTGGCAAGTTGGTGCGTTTGAATTCAGCACTGAATTTCAGTGGAACAGTTGATGAGGTAATCGTTTACGACTATGCGTTGACTGCTCAGCAGTGGGCGGACAACTACGCGGCAAGCATTACAGCCAGCCCAGAAGTCAACATCCAGCAAATTGTTTACGACACGCACCGCCCTGAAGTCCTGATCGAGCAGCGCATTATCGACGTCTACCAGCCAGAGGTTGGTATTCACCAGGTGGTGTATGACACCCACCGCCCCGAGGTGCTGATTGAACAGCGTGTGATTCTGCCTGCAGAAACATTCCGCCCCGAAGTCAACATTCAGCAGATCATCACGGCGCGCACATTCCGCCCAACTGTCGGGATCAAACAGGTTATCCACGACACTCATCGCCCCGAGGTGCTGATCGAGCAACGAATAGCGCATGCTACCTACCGGCCAGAGGTCGGCATCAGGCAGGTGGTTTACGAAACAGTCCGGCCCGAGGTCAACATTCACCAGCAGGTTATCAGCGACCCGTCATACCGGTGGCGTGTTGGGGTTGTGATCGGTGGTGTGGATTACTCCGCAAGGGTTACCGGCATTGTTTCCACGGGATTTGAAGAGGGTGCCAACGCAATGGCATCGGTCACCCTCAAGCCGAGCGCGGGGGTATTCGATCCGCTGGCCTGGAGTGATCAGGCAATCACCGTTGACTATATCGAGGTCGATGCCAGCAATACCGAACTGTGGCGTTCGCGCCTCTATACTGGCAAGGTCGATGCTCCAAGCCATGAGCCTGAAACCGGCCTGGTCAAGCTCTCCTGCAGCACCCGCATGCAGAAGCGGTTGCAGGGCCTGCCCAGAGAGCAGATCGACGCATTGACCGCCGGGACCTGGTCAGTGCATGTCTTCGACGAGGATGCCAGCAACTGGCAATACACTCAGGACCGCCTGAGTACCCGCGCCGCCTCAATCTGGGTTGATCGCAACAACGCGATGCGCGTTACCGACTGGGCGGCTAAGGCGTCAGCAGACTACACATTCACCAACAGCGGTTTTGTGCAGGGCAGTGCCCGTGTGCAGCACGGCGAACGTGGCCGACTGATCAACGACATCACCGTGACCCTGGATTTTCGATTCAGCCGACACAAGCAGCGCAACGTAACCTATGGGTTTATGTTTCCGGGTACGGTCTGCGACTACCTGCGAGATCAATTCAACCTGCCCCAGCGGTCGCAGGTTGAAAGTGCCGCCACCGGTTCAGGTTGGACGCTGCAGGGCGGCATCAGTTACGAGGCTGTGTGGGAGCCTGGCGTTGTTCCCTGCGGTCGATCAGAGACCGGGGAAATGGACAACCGCATCTGGGACAAAACATTCCTGGGTGCCGACATTTCAGACCTGGACGCCGCCTGCATCGGCGCGCGTTTCACCCTGGGCATGCGCTGGGTGCAGACAGTCACCGAAACCTACACCCTTCAGGTAGTCGCTCCCCAGAGCATTGAAACCAACGGCACACTGAATGCGGTTGAGGACTACGGCATCGACGCCCAGGACGACGAGGACGACACCACGCACGAGCAAAGCACCGCCTATCGGTTCAAATACCCGGACGGAGGCGGAAAGCCCAGTGTTGCCGGCATGCTGGCCGTGATGCCTACTGGCGCGGTAGAGCTGGAAAACGGCGACCTGCTTTACGAGGCCACCGAGTACGAGACCAACGGGCGCACAGCCATGAGTGCCGCCCAGCAGTGCATTCTGGATAAACTGAAAACAGAGATCCTGAGCCTGCACCGGGAAAACCGGGTTGAGTTCGAAATCCCGTTCAACCCGTTCCTGGATCTGACGCACACCTCGCGCCTCAACATCAGCACCCTGCAGGCTACCGGCAAGATCTACGCAATCTCCCATCAACTGGACATCACCACCGGCAGAGCAACAACCCGTGTCACTCTGGCTATCAGTCGGCGCGGCGGTGTTGGTGTGGTTGAAGAGCCAGCCCTGGAGCCCATTGAAGCGCCAGCCAGCGACCCGTTGACCGAATACGCCAAAACCGTTTGGCTGCCGTTCCGTATTGGCGGCATGGTGACCAGCGACCCCTATCAGGAGGATTGGGACGGCTACACCACCAACTATTGGTACGACGACGAGAACCCGGACCCGTTCGCGGCAGAGGATGCCGTCATCGACCGCACCTATCCCGAGCAATTCACGCTCACCACGCCAGAGATCACCGACGTAGACCGGCAGGCCATCAGTGTCGGTACTGCACGGCGCTTTGACATCGACATTCCAAACGACGAACTCATCGAGGAGGCAGCCTAAATGCCCATTCAAATCTATTCAGATGCCGCGCTGACTACCCAGCTATCGGGCGGGTTGGCTGACCTCATCGCCACCCAGCACAGTGACGGCAGCACAGATCCGGTTGATTTCCAACTCTGGATTGGCGACACCGACAGCAACTACCAGTACCAGGCAGACAGTGATCCTGGCGTTGACCAAATCGCCATGGCCATCGAGTACCAGGCCGGTGTTTGGCAGGCATCCACTGCCCAGGTGGTTGATGACGTGGTGCGCCCTACCGTTGACAACAACTACAAATACGCCGTGCAGAGCATCAGCGGCGGCGGTGCTACCGGTGCCAGCGAACCAACCTGGCCAACCACCGTCGGCAATACCGTTGTTGACAACGAGGTGACCTGGGTTTGTCTGGGAGAACTCCACGACCCGGCAGAGGTAAAACTGGCCACCACCGAGGTAGGTCTGGATTCAGCCACCGGCGGAGCCTCTCTCAACCTCGCATTGACCATCACCGGCGGTGTTGCGAATGCCGTTGAGTTCTGGGTTCGGGTTGATGACACCACGCTCTACGTCGACAACTCAGACGACCTGAAGATCAGGCCCAACCTGGTGCGCAGGACGGCTGTATAACCCATGGCCACCACCCTAAAAACCGCCCTCAATCGCCTGATTCCGCAGAAACGCGGAAAAGGGCGTTTGCCTGCTGCAGACAATCGCGACCCGATACCGGCCAGCAAGTCACGCTGCAAGCGGGTAGTTGGCGGTGGTTCTGGTGGTGGCATTACTCCACCGCTCAATGAGCAGAGTGGTGTTAAAGAATTTCATCCGCTTGGCTCACTGGTGAGCAGTGATGGATTTTTTGTGCTGACTAGGCAGCACATCGCCTCGACAGAGTTCCTTGACGGTGACGGAAATTCAATACCAGTGAACTACGTTGACGAGTAACCGATGCGCCAGCAACAGCACCCCATAGACGGAAAACTCGACACGCTGGGCCTGCCGTTTCATGGCCCCGTCACCGGCGGAACCCTGACGCTGCCGAACAGTGACACCAAAACCGCACCTCAACCCCATGATGGCGCTGTCATTGTGGCGCGACATCCGGCAGCACCAGGGATCACCAGAGACGCAGAACAACAAGCCTTCGACACCGCCAACGGTTACGAGTGGCGCGACTACGTTGTTTTGGTGGGCCGCAATAACCAGATAGGCCCCAGCGAGTTGGGTGCAAACCACTGGATTTATGCAGACCCTGGTGGTGGTTCGTGGATCATCAAAGCCGAAATGACCATGCTGAACAACGATGACGACGTTCAGCTCACCGTAACCCTCACAAAATTATTTGGACGTTTCTCGCCGGATGGCAGCTACCCGAGCATAAACCGGGTGCTGGCAACCCAGGTTTTTAACTGGGACACCGACCTCGGGGGCGCTGACACCTTCCTCATGGCAACTGGCCCCTCGCCCGTACTAGGTGCAGAGCCAAACGAGGACGGGAGCCGATGCTTTTTCAACCTCTACAGCCCAAACGGGCTCGTCGGCTTTGATGTAGCCGAGTACAGCGGGGTTGGCCTGGAGGCAGTGATTGAGATTGACATCAACGGCAACGGTTCACTCATACCGGCAACCCTGGGCGACGGCATAACCGCCTCGCTCTCTGTTTTTAAGACCGCCGCCGACTGCTACTCGTCCACCAGCACCGGCTGGGTTGAAACAGGTGACTACCTGGCCTCGATGCCAGACACTATCGACAACGACGGCGTGAGACCGTATTTCGACCGATACGCTACCGGTACCCGGCAGAGCACCGACACCGACACGACCCTCATGCGCTGCTACCCGATAGGAGCCAGCGGCGACGACTACCTCAAACTGGTTTCGGTCGTGGATAGCCTCTATACCACGCTGCTGAACACCACCGGCGACCTCACGTTCGATACTGGCATGGCATCACGTGTTCACGATTACACCGTCAGCGATACCCTCTCGACCAAGAGCGCCACCCTGGAGGCCCTCTATCACTCTGAAAACACAATCCTCTGGGACTACGTTCCCAATGGTGATGCGTCGCAGGGGTTGCGGGTTTTCAACAGCGACACAACCAACATCACCGGCGAAAGCTCGACCAACGTACTGTTGCGTGATCGCGCCCACGCTGATCTGCCAACTGCCACAAAGCTGACCAACATACTCCACCGCAGCGGCGCGAAATACACCTCGGCAGCATTCAACAACGTGAGCTATCACCCCGAGGAACTGCAGTGGAATACTCACGCCACTCAATCAGTGGCCTGGTACTAACGATGAGCACACGCAGATGAAGCAGGTACTGATAGCCATTGACCAACTGTTCAACGCTATGTTCGGCGGCTGGGCCGACGAAACCCTCTCGGCCAGGTGCTGGCGAAAACGCAATGACGGCCAGGGATGGGAGGCAGCCTACAGGCTGATTGATCTTCTCTTCTTCTGGCAGCACCAACACTGCCGCCAGTCCTACGAATCAGAACAAAAGCGGCGGCAACTGCCGGCGGAGTATCGGACATGAGACGGGCCCTGATCGACTTTGTCCACGAGCATGGAATCCTGGTCATTCTGTTTGTGCTTTGGGCCCTGGCGCTGGTGACCTGGGTGGTATTCGAGACATTCACCAAAACCCCGGACATACCCGGAACCACAGCCACCCTGGTCGGTTCAATAATCGGTCTGCCTGCCACGGCATTCGGTATTTGGCAGTGGCGTGTAGGCAAGCAGAAAAAGGAGGACGAAGGGCAATGAACGTCATCTTGTCATGGCTGGCCAAGCGATTCGGCATGGCCGCACTCGGGGCCTCCGGGTGGTGGTTTATGGCCGTAGTTGTGGCTGGTATCGCCGCGGGTTCTGCCTGGGGTGGTTACTGGCTGGCTGACACCATCTGGGAAGCCAAACACGCCAACGCCATCGAAGAGGCAATGGAACAACGCCTCGAACTGGAACTGGATCTGGCAGAGCGAGATCAGCAACTCGTGGAGACCGAGAATGAGATCGAAATCGAATACGAGACCGTCTATCGGACGCCTCCTGGCTATATCACTCCTGATCAGTGCGACCTTACCCATGCAGGGCTGCAAGAGTTGGTTGATCAAGTACGATCCGCCAACAGTCGGAGCGGCTACGATGCAGCGGTGCGGCCCTCTCCCTGAGCCTTTTGGTGTGAAGCACGAAAACACCCTGACCTGGGCCAAGAAGTTGGAACGGTATGGCCGGATCTGTGACGCCAGAAACGAGGCGAAGCGCGACGTCATCCAGAAGCTCTACGGGAACCGGTGATGGACACCATCACCCTAGAGCGCATCTACACCGATGAAGGGGCATTCGGGTGGCTGGTGGTCGGAAACACCATCATTCACACCGTAGAGCGGCCCTGGCACGACAACCAACGGTTTATCTCCTGCATTCCCGAGGGTGAGTACCTGTGCAAGCCCGGACGCTACAACAAGGGCGGATATGACGCGATAGATATCGTGATGCCAGAGGACAGTCCAAGAACCCTGATCAAGTTCCACCTGGCGAATCATCCCGAGGAACTGGCTGGGTGCATTGCCCCGAATATGACGCTTCAGTTCACCAATGGAAAGGGGAGGGGCATCAACTCGAAGCATGCTTTCAATCACCTCATGGCGCTATATGGTGGAAAGGAGTTCAAGCTCCGGATTGTGCAGCGGGTGTGACTGCGGGGATTTTGTGGGGATGGGTCCAGATTCGTCATGAGCAGTTATGGACTGTGGGGGCTGCGGACGTCCTGTAACTTACTGATATTAAACGTTTACTGACATAGCCGTATGGCTACGAACCAGGCGGTCGCACGTTCGAATCGTGCCGGGCGCGCCATATTTTGCTAAGAAATACAGCCGGTTATGGGTGGCAGCCCTAACCGGCTTTTTTCTTTATCAAGGTCAATGTGGGGAAATTGTGGGGATCAGCCCCACACACCATCTCAGCGGCATTGACCAATTCTTCGATCTCCGGCGCTGAATAATGGGTCGTAATGTCCCCTGTCGTGTGCCCGAGAAGTACCTTTCTGGTCTCCAGCTGGACTCCTGCGGCTCTCAGGCGTCGTCCAAAGGTGTGCTTGAGGTTATGCACTCCCTTGAGGACTTTCTTCGAGACAGGCAGCCCCGCTGCTCTCCATGCGGTCTTCCATCCGGAGTTATTCATCTTTCCTACCTGATACCCTCGATAGGTGAAGACAACTCCATAGGCACAATTGCACCTTCCTTTCTCCTTTCCTTTCATCAGTGACTTGCACCCTTCCAGGTGGGCCTGTGGTCGTGAAGCACGTTTGGCCTCGATCACTGACCGGGCAACGGTGTTCAAGACGATCAAGCGGTCCTCTCTGTTCTTGACTCGTCCGTCTTCCTCGTTGACCCAGGCCGGTACCACAAACACGCTATGGCCTATCTCAGGGATCTCCTGCTCCCATTCCCATGAAAGCTGACAGACCTCCTGTTCCCGGCTTCCCGTGTTGACCTTGTATAAGGCCATCTCAGCCAAGTGATCGGGTGACTCTTTCAGAAGCTTCTTTTGCTCGTCCCAGGACAGCGGATAGGGTTCGGCCTGAGTTCCCTTGAGCGGTAGCATGGTGATTAGCGGAGCCTGTTCCAACCAGGTGAGGCCGTTTTCTCTCCATGACCGTGCAGCGAGATTCAGTATCCGCCGTACAATACTCAACGCAAGATTGATCGACTTCGGCTTGATTCCATTACCCAACCGATATTGAACGAAGGGTTGGAGTGTGTCGTCGTACACCTCATGCAGATACAGTTCTCCGATATATGGCATCATCTGTTTCAGGTGTCGTCCGTCATCGCGGATGCTTGCTTTGTGAGTATTTTCGAGCAGGTACTTTGTGGCCGCCTCTTCGAATCGCCGTTTTGGTCTGATGCCATAGACAGCAGCCTTACGCAGTTCTTCAAGACGGTGAACTAAGTACCGTTCGGCTTCATCGAGTTCACCAACTCCAGTGCTTTCTCGAAGCCTCCCTTCTGGGGCATGCGGGGTGCACTTGTCGATGTGCCAGATTTGGCCCCTTTTCGTGAGCCCTGGCATCGGTCGTCTTGCCATGGTTTTACCTCCATTTTCTTTTTGGCAGGACGTCCGCAGCGGGCTTTATATTGGTCCGCCCAGGCGTCGAGGTCAATCCTGTCAAATGCGATACCCTGCACACCTATAGGAATTTCAATAAGATACGGGCGAACTTCAGCCTTGAACCGATTTTGATCCATGCCGAGGTAGGCCGGTGCATCCTTGTTTCTGATGAGTCTCGGCTGGACTTGTGCGCGATTAGAGTTCATACGCATTGCTCTTGCTGATATTTTCTGCAGCACCGATTACCCGGAGGTTCTCTGGAACATGCAGGCCACTGACTAATTTGCCGTGTAGGGGGATAATGTGGTCAACGTGCTGCGGTTGTCCGAATGTTTCTTGCTTGATAACTGCATCAATGTACACGTTCAGCATCTGCTTCTGATTTGCCCAAGCAGGCAAACGGTTACTTTTATTTGCTCGCTTGATTGCAAGAGCTGCATTTCTTCCAGCTCTGTATCGCATGCTTTTGGTTAGGACCGATGCTTTTGTGATATCTCGATGCAGAAGATCAACATTGTCTATGGCAACCTCAATAGCTAGGCGGGTGGTAACTGGAATGCCTTTTTTGCCCGTAAGGTATTTGATGCCGAAAAGGTTTAGGCGGGCTTTCACCGCACTGGATGTCTTGTATCCAGTGATCTCCTTGAGTTCGTCGAAGGTTACGAAGTTGTTCATGTCAGCCGTTCGCCACCAGTGGTACCACGTTACTTGCCGCATCCAACGGACTCTGAATCTCTGACGGCTTGCGCATGACGTGGGTGTAGATCATCGTCGTGGTGACGTGACTGTGGCCCATGAGTTCCTGAACCTCTTTCAGGCCCTTACCGCTCTCCAGGAGATGCGTACAGAACGAATGCCTGAAGGTGTGGCAGGTGGCCTTCTTGTCTATCCCGGACAGCCTGACAGCTTGCCTCACGGCCTTTTGGAGTGCCGTATGGTGAATGTGCCAACGCTTCGTCTCCTGCAGCTCTTCGTTGTAGTGCGTCTTCCTGGCCGGGAATACCCACTGCCACGCAAACTCTGTTGCTGCATTGGGGAATTTTCGGACCAGCGCATTCGGCAGGTAGGTTGAGCCATTGCCGGCAGCAAGGTCCTTGGTGTGGATCCGCCTTGCGTCTTCGACCTGCTCTCGGAGTTTGTCCTTGACCGATCTGGGGAGCATGACGGCTCTGTCCTTGGCCCCCTTACCATGTCTGACGAAGATCATGTCTCTGTCGAAATCGATGTCTTTGATTCTGAGGGAAACAGCTTCATTCAGTCTGAGTCCACATCCGTAGAGAAGTGAGGCCATCAGATGATGTATCCCGTGTACATGAGAGAGAACGAGCATGCACTCGCGTTCAGACATTACCACCGGGAGGGTCTTCGGCTTCTGTGCTCTCACGAAGTTTGAGAAGTCCCCGAGAGGCTGTTCGAGTACATCACGGTAGAGAAAGACAATTGCGTTCAAGGCCTGGTTCTGGGTGTTGGCAGATACCTTTCCCTTAACTGCCATCTTGGAAAGAAAGGCCGTGATCTTCTCTTCGGTAGAAAGTCCAGCATTTGCACGGCAGAAGTCAATGAATTTCAGAATGCGTGTCAGGTAAGCCGCTTTTGTCTTCGGTGACAAATGGCGTCTTTTCACTACTTCATTCACTTTTTCAATAACTTCTGTTCGTTTCATCTCTCAATGCCCCTTAGTGTTATGCGGCATTCATGCTTCCCAATATCTGTTATGAGGCGGGCGCTTCTTCAGGCCTGTGCTTCACCGGAAAACGCTCGATCTCTACAGGTTTCTGCCGGTACGCTTCCACTGCCTCAGCAACCACGAATGTGTGGCCGTTATTTTGGGCTGCCAAGCGCTTTGCCTCTTCGCGTGCCTCTTCAATGGTGCCGTGCATCTTTTGTGCAGCGCCGCCACTTGTGTTTTTTACGAGCCAAAATTTGTATTCAGTAGTCATATCTATCTCCGTGAACCCGCCTCATAACAAGCGGGTCAAGTTCTCTACGGGGCTTCGCCCCTGCGCGGGACAACCAGCTTCGCTGGCTGCCCCTTACCCAATCGTTACCTTGCCCTAGTCATTTTCAATCACAATCGGCGGTGATGTTTTCGTAGCTCCAAGTTTTGCCGTCATTGGGCATCTTTTATTCCAGCGCTCACTTAAGCGCCTTTCGTGCTCTTTATTTCCAGGCACGCCGTTCCTGTCCTCAAAAGTTATGTCGCACTTATGGCATGTAATTGAAATCCATCCCCACCCAATCATCCAAACCTTGCTTCCACAGAAAGGGCAAGGTAACAAGTCATTAGAATCAGACATGCGTCCTCCTGCTATTTTCTTTGTGCTTGCCTTTAGTGCTGCCCATGCTGCCTTGTCCTCTTTTTCAGTTAAGTAACGCATGCTGTTCAATTCAATCGTTAGTTTTCCAGCAGGGTATATACCGCTGCCCCGTCCAGTACGGCTCGGCCAATCATATCGTTGAATTGATTTTCCGGGGATCGATAGGCACCGATAAACCCATCGGTAATGTCGTCCTCCAGCAAATCGGAATACCTGCCGTAGTACACCTGGCCGTCATGCACTGAATGCACATTTACTACTTGGTGCTTTTCGTCATTGCGGATGCACAGGCCCATGTAGGCGTGAGTAAAACTAACAAGTGCATCAACGGGCCGACGCTGCGCGTCGTCCTCGGCGGCCGTTTCGGGTTTGGTGCTTTCGGTGTCCATATCTATCTCCAGTTCGCAGCGCGGGTTATGCAGTCGTTATCCCTTTATGTTCACCATTGGGCGCACATGAGCCACAACCTCAACTAAATCTTGTTGCAGTCGCATCACATCGAAGATGTTTTTATATGCAAATGGCGATTCATCCAGGGTGTCTTCTTTCACTAAAGCCTGAATGCCTTCCATTGTTTCAGTGAAGTCATTCATATTCAGTTTGCGCTTTGCTTCTTTGCGGCCCAGAACACGGCCCGCACCATGAGAACTTGAGTACAAAGAATCAGGATTGCCCTTGCCTTGAACAATGAATGAGCCGTCGCGCATGTTGCCTGGAATAACACCCATCATTCCCTCTTCCGCATGGGTTGCGCCTTTGCGGTGAATCCATAGCCCATCACGTTCTACTGCGTGGTTATGGTTACGGTTAATGAGTTCGGAAAAATCCAGTTCATAACAGGAAATATCAAGCGCCTCGGTAATTGCTCGAATTACGCGCTCCATCATTTCTTTACGGTTGGCTAGTGCGAAGTCCAAGCACCATGCAAGGTCTTGAATGTAGTCCTTTCCGTTTTGAGAGTTAACGTCAAAACCATAGTGGCCTTCTTTAGGGCGCAAGCGCCCCATCTTCTTGGTCACCCACTTTTCCTTATGGCTATCGTATTCGCCTGGGTTGTGCTTCAGTAGCTCCTGGTGGGTTTCGTCGAATTCCTGCTCCAGCTTCGTAGGGTCGCTAGATGCAACAGTCATGTAGTGCGCAGCAATGCCATGTCCAACACCACGGCTACCTGAGTGAATTACTACCCATGTGTTGCCTTCCTCGTCACGTCCAACCTCAATAAAGTGGTTGCCACCGCCGAGCGAACCTAGAGCGCGGTCATGTTTTTTGGTCTTGGCAATCTCTTTACCTTTATCGGTTAACCCGTCCAGGCCGTATTCTTTGCCTTGCTCGTTCACGTTAAACCCAACAGGGATATATTTATAGATCAGGTCAAATACATCTTTGCTGTTCGCCTCTACCTCGTCAGCGTCGATACCATCCAAGCGAAGGGCGCACATTCCGCAGCCGATGTCATAACCAACCCAGGCAGGCAAAACCATACCGTCGGTTGCTACAACAGCGCCAATAGGTAATGAGTAGCCCGCGTGCGCATCTGGCATCAGTGCACCTGAAACAGTAAATGGCTGTTCCATCGCGCTATTAAATTGATCCATTGCGGTATCTTCTAATACTTCTGCAAAAATCTTTGTCTGTTTCATTGTCTCTTTTCCTGTATCAGTACTTGGGATAACAAGCACTTCAAATGGATGCCTGTCTGCTGCGCAGCCAGTCACCCTTTAAGTAAGCGTTATCTCCAAGCCCCATTCGCTATCCGCATTACGTGGGTATCAATCCCGCTCCCCATAATGTTCTTTGTGCCTTGAGCTTTTCCGAATACGGCCTCTCTCGGTGTAATGCCCTTATAGAGTCGAGCTCGGATAGTTCCTGAGCTCACACCTGACAGCCGTTCCCAGTCACGTAGTGGTTGTGTCTTGCCGTCGATGGTGACGGACTCGATTATTTTTTTGCCCGCCTTCGTTTTGTAGTTGATGCGGTCTTTGTTTTCATTGCTCATATGGTGCTGTCCATTGATGAAATGGAGTTTTCGGTGAATATCTTCGCAAGCCGGCAATAGCCTTCAGCGTTGTTGATAGGCTTGTCACCAATCGACCAGTTGCTGCAGTGCTTGAGTGCGAGGCCTAAGCACTGCATATAAATACGCTCCTGTCGCTTAGAGGCTATCTGCTCAAGCAGCTCGGTCTTCTTTCCAAGGTCGGATAATTCTTTATCTGCGCGTCTTTCAGCAGCCGCGTAGCCCCTCGAATAGCCGCGCTTCTCTGCCTTCTTGATTTCGGTGTCTGACATTGAATCTGTCCCTTATGTACCTATTGACTCACCAAGCAGAGAGAATGCGAACACAACTTGGTTGCTTGGCTGGTTGTAGTCGCTTACATAAGTGATCTCAATCATCTGCTCTCGTTTGGTGTAGATGTCCGCGCAAGTGCCTCTCTTGATCTCTTTGAGAAGGACGGTATCACCCTTCTGGAAACCTCGATCGACATTGCTGCGTATCTCGAACTTCTTTTGACCACGGATCACCGCTTCAAAGAACGGTTCCAATATTTTCAATTCGTGGTGCATTGCATATTCCTCAAAGAGCCAGCCCCGGGAGAGGGTCACTGTTGGGGAAGTACAGTGTGGGGAGTCGTCCCCGGGGCCGGCAAACCGTTAACCTGCTGCCACCTTCTCTGCGGCGATGTGGAGCGCGTGTCGCAGCACATCGGCACGATTGGGCTTGATGCCTGGCAGGGTGTCAGTTACGTGTTTTTCCATCACGTCGTAGTCACGAGCGGCCTTGCCTTCCAGGTCGATGGATGCGGATTTCTTTTTCGGTGTTTCGGTTGTCACTGTTTGCCTCCTGCGGCTTTTTCACGTTGGATACGTTCGTAGACTTCTTGGCGATGAACTGACACGTCATCTGGTGCATTGACGCCAATCCGTACCTGATTACCTTTGGTTCCAAGGACGGCTACGGTTACGTCATCGCCGATGACCAGTTCTTCTCCAACTCTTCGAGTCAAGATCAGCATCGTTTTTACTCCTGTTCGAATTCGCTCTTACGAATGGCTACCTTCTCGGAGATGCGCTTTTTCGCTGCCTGAGAGGGCAGGCCTTCGGACATCTCGATCACATCGTCCAGGGACTCCACAGAGTCAGCCTGGTTGATGATCGATTCGAGCTGGTCTTCGGTTACCGTTTCGACTACGCCCTTGGTCTCTTCTGGTTCAACGATCTCAGCGTCCTGGATCTCATCGGCCTTCTGCCTGAGCTTTTCGCTCAGTTGCGAAGTTCTGGTTGCTTCTGGTTTCTCGCGTCTGGCGCTGATTGTGTTGGTGATCTCGCCAGTCTGCGGATCCACGTCGTAGACATCGTGAAGTTGATCTTCAGTCGGCAGACCCATGGAGATTTCAGGAGCGTTCGCATCGATCATCCAAGCGGCGGCGCGATACATGAACATCTTCTCCGGCATGGTTTTCCACTTGGAGCCGTTCTTGCTGTCCCAGCCCTCGGCCTTGACCAGCTTCCAGGTAATCCAGGGGCCGTAGATCTTCTCCCCGGTAGAGAACTCAGTCGCATAGGCCCTGCAGCCATACTCATGGCTGTTCTCATCACATTCCTTCCATTCGTATTTGATTGCAGAGAAACGACCGGCACGGTTGAAGGTGGCAATCAGAAACTTTGCACTCCATCCCGGGTTGCCGTGTACCACGTAGAGGTTCTGCATCACCATCAACGGTGACGCTCCGATACGCTGCGAGAGCTCAAGCGCAATCACCGCATTGCCCAGGTTGTTCTGGCCCTGGAAGTGAGCAGGCACCAGAGAAGAACTGGTCAGGGCCTTAGCCATACGCTGGGCGGCCTCAAAGTTGCTCTGAGATGAGAACGCGCCCTGATAGCCTCCCTGTACCTGCAGGCTGCCTGCCTGCTCGTTTACGCTCTGTAGAGCGTTTCCAATCTGTTCCGTTGCTGCGCTCATTACTTAACCCCTTTCGGTTTTTTGGTAAATCTGAAATCGATGTATTCGGTAGCCTCTACGGTGAAGCTTTTCCGCTTCGTCAACTTGCGGGTGTAGCCTGCGCCGTCCATGCCCGGGATCAAGCCAACCGCGGACTGCCCCATCAATTCCTGAAGATGTGCTTTTGCACCCTCGATGACGCTCTCGTAGGTCTTGGCAACCTCTTTGGCTTTCGTAAGTACCTCGTGCCAATGCAGAGCCCCGGCAGGCAGTTCGATGACTTGTCCGTCTGTGCCCGGGTAGAGCCGTTGAATGAGTTCGATAGTGCTCTCGTGTGAGTAGTCGAACTCCGGAGCATTGGCAGCACCTACGCGGTCCCAGAAGGCGACTTCCAGGTCAACCAATGACCTGATCAGGTTGTCGTCTCTGGGGATCTCGTACATGCGGAAATCGTTACCGCCGATCAGCACAGCCAGATCGAAGACTTTGACTTTCGGCAACAGCCCCATGTAGTGCTGGCACTGGATGAGGTAGTGCTCTGGAACCTGGTCGGTACCCGATGGCCCCCAAGCATCGCGGCTGATGTAGGCGCTTGCTGTTTTGCACTCAAGGGCGCGGTCAGTCTTCGCGATATTTCGGTCAATGTGGCCGATGATGAACGGGTAGTCCGGGTGCTTGAGCGTCTTGTTTACCCGGTGCACCTTGTTACCGGTGCGACGAGCAAACTCAATGGCTACAGTGTCTTCCAGGACGTTGCCCCAATAGACAGCATCCTTGTCTGAGATGTCCTCCTGTTCGATCTCTCCGCGCTTCTCGTGGTAGAGCTCTCGCTCAGTCTTGTAGGGGTGACATCCAGCGATAACGGCAGCGTCAGTGCCGCCGATACCGGTATTGTGTTCATGCAGTTGTTCTGCGGTCAGTGCCATTACTTTTCCTTCGTCTCTGTCATTGGTTTCTTGTGGGCGCACACGGCACCATCAGGCAGATAGACCGGGTGAAAAAAGCCCATGCTCTGCTTCTCGCCTTCCGGCCATGCCTGGGCACGGAGGCAATCGCTTTTGATCGGGCAGTCGGTGTTCGTGCATAGGGTCAATGGTTGCATTGGTTTTCCTGATCGTTGTTCACGTTCTCGTCACAGGTATCGCAGTAGCTTTCGCCTTGTTTCTGAATCAGGCCGTGGGTTATTCCCCAGCACAGCCCGAGAGCGTCCCAGTGCTCCTGAAAGGTTCTCCACCGGCAACACTTCGGGATGGCTGCTTGGTATTCCTGCTCGGTCACAGCTCCGGCACCTCTTGATAGAATCGCTTGATCTGATACCAAACGCGGCGCAGTCGAGAGCCCAGGCCCTTAACGTCTTTCATGTGGTAGGTCATGACTGATTCACTCCGCTAGGAATTGAGGGGTACGGTAGTCAAACCGAACACCTGGAAAGTGGCCGGTCATGTGCGTGTTCGAAGGAGGGTAGTTCTCAGCCTTCGCCTGCTCTCCGTGCCGCGCTAACTCAGCCTCGAACACCGGCAGAATCTTTCCCTCCAGCCACTCGATACCACCGTTCGCCCTCAGACCCATGTGAATGTGACGGGTCAGAAATCCGTTCGGGGCCTCTCCCAGGACATACAGATCGGTGATGTCGATCGATCCCGGGAAATAGCCGAAGGTGATCTCCAGCGTCGGATAGACCGCCAGGTGTTCAACCTCTTCATGGCCAGCCTCATCGACTGAGCAGAACAGATTGATTCGCGCCTTGAAGGGCAGTTCGTGTAAATCGGGGAAGGTGATGTCCATCTTGCGTCCTCGTTCAGGCAGCTGCGCCAGTTGCCAATGCTTGACCCTGGTAGTAATCAGAAATCAGCTTGTTGGCTTTTTCGAGCAGGTCTTCGCGCTTGAACTCGATGTGCATGTTGCCGTTCTTGAAACCCTTGATCCGGTAGTACTCGTCTTCGAATACGTTGGATTCTTTCCAGGCCGTGTTGATGGCAGATTCAAGTGCTCTTGGTTGATGCTTCTTGCCGTCCAGGGTCTTGAATATGCGGTCCATGTCGTTGACTCGATCAGAGCCATTGGAATAGGTGCTGTAGTTCACAGTCATTCCAATAAAGTTGGAGACTGCATAGCCCAGAATGGCTTTCCGGCTAACCTTGAACGGTTCGTTGGTGTTGGTCTTGTGGCGCTTCGATAGCGCGAGAAAGAACTCAACCAGGCCACGTACAAAGAACTCATCTGCATTGCTGGCTGCGGTGAGAAGGTTCTCCCGGCAGTTTTCCATGGTGAATGCCGGGGGGTTCTGGTCGAGTTCCTTGTCGAACTCTTTCCGCGCCTTACCATCCATGTACTGCATGAGGCCGGTTTTATCGAAGGCATGACGCCACATCCGGCGATCAATCTCTCTGATGAACTTTTCGAGGGAGAGATGTGGTTTTGCATCCCAGGGGAAGGCGTGTGAGGTGATCTCATTCAGGGCCTGCTCACTACGCTTCAGGCACTCGCCGGCCAAGGTGAACTCTTCAATGGCGAGATCTCTGGCATTGCAGAGGTCCTGAAGTGATTTCCGGAGTGCGATGTTTTGATCGAGGATGCTCACTTGATCTCTCCCTGTTTCGTTGTGTTGGGAGAGAGTAAAGCAGAACTTTACGCAAAGGGCAAGGAAAACTTTACTTTGATGTAGCGAGTAAAGTTATGATGGGCTAGTTGTGGGGGTGATCGGATCACCAAATTTGCATCAGGAAAAGCAGTTTCCCCGTTTATTTCCAATGACTTAATGAGCAGGATGAAGAACCTTGTTCGTTTTCAGGCACCAACAGGTGGAACGCTGGCAGAAATTAGATAGGTTTCATCCGAAATTTGGAAATACTATTGAGATGGATGTTTAGCCGGAAAGGCCATTGTGCCATCCCTATAGGATTATCGCCTTTCGGCCCGATCAATGTTTGGTTTTATTAGAATCGCGAGGTTTCAATGAGCGAAGTTCCGGAAACACAATCCGCCGATCTACTCCGACAAGAAATAGAGCGGCTTGGGGGTCGTTTGATAGTGCTTCCTGGTGGAGCTGGTCATCTCGCGCTGCTTCCTCGTCACGAGGTAGAGCGCTTTTCAAAGCGACGCCTAGCACGGTTTCAACGCGTAAGGCGTAGCTCATCACAAGACTGATTGCCATGGTTGCGTACCTCTCCTTCCGTGCTATGTGTCTTCGTTGTACCAGTCCCTGATGACTGGTGGGGTTAGGCTAAGGGATACGCGCTTCCATTCGGCAGGCTTCCATATCAGTGTTGCCAGGTGCACACCATAGGCACTGGCAATATGATCAAGCACCCCGAGATCAAGCGTCCCCTCTGTCTCTAGGCGGCGAATGTGGCGCTCACTGTAACCTGTAATCCGGGCGCCTTCTTGTTGTGTCAACCCGGCGCTTTCCCTTGCCAATCGCAGGTTCTGGGCGATGGCTGATGGACTCATGCCTGATATATCGGCAGGCCCGTGAAATCCTAGAGGACAGAGTATGTCCGGTTTTATAGGTCAAAACACACAAAACCGGACAGGGTATGTCCGGTGTATTGCGCCGCGTCACACTACCTGATACAAAACGGCTCCCCGCTGCCCAAACCCTGCAGCATTTCGGACAGGCTCATGGTGTGAGCCAACAGGCGCTGTAGCCTGTGTCAAACATTTGGACGTAGGACGTACCATGCAAAAGGACAAAGCAGGGGCAGGGGCTCTCATCCTAGAATTCCCCCCGAAACAATCAGTCACAGCAGTCAAGCGCAGAACCAGGCTCGATCTTAAGAAGGCACCTTCACGAATAAGCATCCTGGATGCTTTGCGTAGTGCGAGCGAAACAATAGAAGATAACGCAAAAGAGCTTGAGGAGTATTTCCCTGTTGGGCATCCAGGGCTTGAAAATGTGAAAAAACTTGCCATGGTTGCCGCATATCTCATCGACTGCTCTGAACGGCATCCTTCCCGAAGGAAGTGACGGTCGGGTTTTCTCCGACCAGGTAGTCTGAAAACTCTTCTCCAGCCTCAAGGATTGCAAGAACGGCCTTTTTAACCTTTGGGGTTGCAGATTCGTACCTATCAATTAGGTCTAGCTGTTTCTGGGTTGGCTTGTGTGTTTCGTGTTCTTCAGTATTATCACTAGATGCAGCGTTTAAAAGTGCTTCCATAGGAACACCAGTAACCCTACTGATTGTCTTAAGGTTTCTGTATTTTGGCTTAGTCCTTTTTTCAGGGTTATCTGATTCCCATAAACCTACAGCCGCCTTTGAAATTGGCGGTTTGCATGAATTTCCAAGCTGCTCTTGTGACAATCCTGCGTCTTGCCTCGCCTTCTTTATCATTTTCCATAATTCATTCATGTTCGTTTTATAAAGCATTGCTTGACCTATTTCGCTATAGAGAAACTTGACTACAGAGTAAAGTTACTCTTTACTATCCGCATGGATATTAAAGACATCATCGAACGAGCAGGCGGACCAACTGCGGTTTCTGGTTACTGCGGCATCAAGAAACAGGCTCCTGGTCAGTGGAAGAAAGTCCCGGCAGAACAAGTGCTGAAGATATTTCATGGTTCAAGTGGGGCTGTAACCCCTCACGAAATGCGACCAGACATTTATCCAGATCCACAGTGGATGCCATCGCTTGACTCTGAGTCTGCCGCATGACCCCGAATACCTCCCTTGGCTCTGACGGAAAGTACCGGAATTCATTGTTCCGCCACTTTCCTGTAGGGGCTATTTCGTGCCTGCTGCGCTCCTGCAGCGGGCATATTTTTTTTAGCACGGGCCTGCTGTCAGTCGCTGTCCGTGCGTAACGGAAGGGTACGGAAATGGAACAAGAACAACTCTTTCACGAAGACATCTACGAGGCGCTGAGAACCTGCGTGCAGGCGCTCGGAGGTGCAAAGGCCATTGGTTCTGCCCTATGGCCTGAAATGCCTGTCGACAAGGCTGGAAATCGCCTCAACGACGCATTGAACACCGCTAAACGCGATGTCCTGAACATTGAGCAGGTGCTCTTTATCCTGACTGAGGCGAGAAAGATCAACTGCCATGCCGGGATGTATTTCATTACCGATTGGTGCGACTACAAGCGCCCTGAGCCTATGGAACCAGCAGACGAAATGGCCGAACTCCAACGTGAGTTCATTCAGACCGTTGAGAAACTGGCGACGATGGAAAAGCGCCTGAAGCACTTCAGCAATTTGCAGGCGGTAATCAATGGCTGAGAAACCTAACGCCAGACCGCCTAAATCGAATAAGCACAAGGGAAACCACCCGTGGAGGCACTTCCCTACCTGCAACACGATAAATGCCCGGAAAAAGTGGCTCAAGCCGCTGAATGGTTAGGAGCCAGACCGGAGCGCCGGCCTACCTCCAAGGGTATTGGACCCGAACCGAAGGAAGGCCCAGGCAGCCGCCGAACTGGCATCCGGAGCATGAGAACACAGATTGGATCAATGACTGGCTAAAAGGCTGGGACGACAAAGATGAGCGGATTCGATTACAGGCTTTACGCGCAACTCCAAAAAGACCCTTCACGGTATGACCTTGTGCTGAAGATGGACGACCAATTGGAAACGGCCATTGATATTGCAGCAAGAGACGGCAACCTGATTGACCTTGAGATGCTTAGAAGTCATCGCAGGCCTCTGAACATTGCTCGGATGGAGTATCAGAAGCTGCTTGACGCGGGAGTTGATCAGGAAGCGGTGCTAGACGGCGCTGTGCGCGCCTACCAGACCTCCAAGGGCGGAGATCCACTGGTTCCATCTGGGATGGTGGTCATGGAGCTTGCAAAGCATTTCAGGGCGTCAGGCAGGCGTCTTTCTCAGACTGATTTACGGATGGAAAGAGATGCTTTTATGCGGGTGAGGAACGCCAATGTCTGAGGGCTGGGTGTGTCTTCATAGGAAACTTTTAGAGTGGGAGTGGTATGACGACGCCAACACCATGCGGCTGTTCATTCACTGTCTGCTGAGGGCCAATCATGAGGACAAAAGCTGGCGTGGAATTACGATTGAGAAGGGTTCTTTTATCACCTCTCGTGACGTATTGAGCGCAGAACTAGGTCTCTCAGTTATGCAAATTCGCACAGCACTAAGGAAGCTAAAATCAACCAACGAGATAACCATCAAAACATCTCCGCAACACACTGTAATTACAGTAATTAATTACCACAAGTACCAAAGCGGTAACCAGCAAGATAACCAACGAGTAACCAACAAACAACCAACGAATAACCAACAAGTAACCACTAACAACAATGAAAACAACAAAACAAGAAAGAAAAAAACAAGCAAAAAAGAAAAATCTCCACCCCCTGAAACCTGGACTCCTCCTGCAGGACTGAACCTCAAGGCGTGGGCCGAATACGTGGCCCATCGTGAAGAAATCAAATCTCCCATGACTGACTTGGCGAAGACGAAAGCCGCCAACGTTCTTGTCGATCTCACTCACGCCCACCAGCAAGCGTGTGTAGACAAATCCATCGCGAATGGATGGAAGGGGCTTTTCCCGAAAGAAGATCGGTTTGCCGGAAAGCAGCAGCCAATCAGCGAAATTGACACGGTGATTTTTGAATGAACATTCTCGAAGACAGCGAGCTACTCGAATTCACGGCAAACCAGGAAAGCCAGTCGGTATGCCCGGCCAAGGACTTCTTGGACTCGACCGTTGACCGCATGCGCAAGGGTGTTGCCGTCTACGGTGACTCGATGCCGTGGCAGCGCACCAAAGACAAATTCAGATTTCGACCTGGTGAGGTCACGATCTGGGCTGGCGTCAACGGCAACGGTAAATCTCTCGTCATGGGCCAGTGTGCCCTGTGGCTGATACCGCATACCTCCGTGCTCATTGCGTCGATGGAGATGAAGCCAGAGGCGACCATGGGGCGCATGGTCAGACAGGCAGCTGGCGTGGACAACCCAACAGAGGGATTCATCCGGGGCTTTTTCGCCAAGACAGAAAATCTGTGGATTTACGACCAGGTGGATACCGTCGAGTCAGACCGCATTCTGGCCGTCTGTCATTGGGCGGCAACCAAGTGCGGGGTCAAGCACATCATGATCGACTCGATGGTGAAGTGCGGTATTGGCCCTGACGACTACTCCCGCCAGAAAACGTTTGTGGATCGTCTCTGCTGGGTGGCAAAGCGATACAACATCCACGTCCACCTCGTCGTCCACATTCGCAAGGGCAAAAACGAAGCCGAGATCCCAACCAAGTGGGACATCAAGGGGGCTGGTGAGATTACCGACCTCGCAGACAACGTGCTGATCGTTGGACGCAATGCCGGAAAGGAAAAACGGCTCAGAGAGGCACCGAAAGACGAGTACGGAGCCCCTGACGTGCCCGAGGAGGTCAAATCTAAGCCCGACTGCTACATCCGAGTGGCCAAGCAGCGTCACGGCGAATGGGAGGGCCTGTGGGGCTTCTGGTGGCACGAGAAATCTCAGCAGTGGATACCAAAGCAGGGCGCAGGGGCTATGCCATGGCCTAACCCCGATGAACGCATTTTCCTGAATTGAAATTTGTGAACCCCTAAAACGCGGAGGAATACGCGATGAAAGAACACGACAAGGAACTGGAAAAACAGGCAACCCGTATCGATTGGCTCATGCTCCTGGCGTTTGCGCTGATCATCATCGGCGGCAGCAAGTGGGCATGGTGATGGAACAACCCAACTGGAAGCAGATCCTCGCCGACCTGGTGCAGGAGTTCGGGAATATCAACTCGGTTGCCGCAGCCGTAGATGCCCACTACTGGAGCGTCAAGCAACTCAGCACGGGCAAGACGAAAGATCCCGCATGGAGCCTCGGAGACAAACTCCTGGGACTGCACCGAGAACATTGCAACGGACAAGGGAGCAAGGCCGCATGAGCAGACCTACTGACGCAGCATCCGTCCGGATCGATGGCCTGTACTACAAGATCGGCCTACGCGGCATGGTTTTTCTGTGGGCCAACGGTCACTGGATACGCTCATCGAAACACCCGTCTGAAATTCTCAAGTACGTGAGGGATTGAGCAATGAAACTGCTGTGCATTGACCCGGGAACTGAAGTCAGCGGCGCTCTGGTGCTCGATACCGAGACCAAAGAGGTCAGCTGGGCGAAACCCGAGATCAAGAACGAAGTGCTGATCCAGGAGATTCCGTTCGTCCATTGCTACACCTGTGAACGGATGGCGTTCGAGATGATCGCCGGTATGGGTATGTCAGTGGGTGCAACCACATTCGAGACCGTCCTCTGGATGGGCCGGTTCATTCAGGCCTTTGGCGCCGAGAACTGTGATCGCATCTATCGCCGTGATGTGAAACTCAACCTGTGCGGTAGCTCCAGGGCGAAAGACAAGAACGTGCGACAGGCAATTCTGGATTTGTACCCCGCCGAGGGTGGAGGCACTACGCCTCAGATCGGCACGAAGAAGCAACCAGGCCCCTTGTACGGGGTTTCCAAACACGCATGGTCAGCACTCGCTGTGGGTCTGACCTGGATTCAACAGAGAGAGGAAGAGAAATGGCGGAATCAAATGCAGCAACAAACGAAAACATTGGTGGCGGGACTAGCAACGTGCAGTCCATAGACGGCACCAAGAACGGCCCTATGGCAAAGGCACATGCAGAGGCAGAAAGGGAACTCAAGCAAGGCCTCAAGAACCAGGAGGAAATGTCAAAACACGTCGCCTTCGAGCCTGAGTATGCCGAGAAGATCGCCGCCGGCAAGAAGGCTATCGAGAAGATCAAGGACAAGCGGAAGGAGCTCAATGCCGAAATGCAGGCCGAGAAGGCGAAGCTCGTCAACATGGGTCTGAACAAGGAAGGCATCCACGCCGCGTTCAAGTACCTGGATATGGATCCGAAAGACCGCGATAACTTCCACGTCAGCTATGTGGCGGTGATCAATGCCTGTGGTGGAGCACCTGAACCGGTTGTCGGTGAAAACGGCGAAGAGGTACAGGGAGACCTGTTCCTGAATCACATCCTGGGGCAGCTGCAGGACTACCACGCAAGCAAGCGGCACTGATCCAGGTAGATGACTCAATCACTCCTCATCAAAACCCCGACCGGCCTCTCCCCGGCGCACGACGAAGACTTCGAGGCGCTGAAGGGGCTCAAGGTCGGGGAAGTGATCAAGGTCAATAGAGCGTAGCGATTCCGCGTGAATTGGCCTTGTTATGAGGCACTTTTATTTACGGAGTACAGACAGTGGAACCTGAAATTGAATGCACAGAATGTGGCTGGCAGGGCTACAACAGCGAACTACTTTGCTCGGATGAAGATGCTTCTTCTGATAAGAAATCGCACCAAATTAAATTCAACATCTGCCCGGAGTGCGGAGAGGTGGATTGTTTTGAGGACTATGAGGACTAGCGCCTCATAACAGAGGGATAGAGCGGAACGAATGCCGCATAACACTATGACCAAGGCAGAGAAACAGCACCTCAACAGCCTCTCAGATTACGGCTGCGTCGTCTGCCGGTGGCACCTCGGCCTGTTCTCACCTCCAGAGATCCACCATCCCCGCTTCCTCGCAGGAGCAGGGCAGAAGGCTAAACATCGTGACGCTATCCCATTGTGTCACAGCCACCACAGAACAGGCGGATACGGTGTGGCTATCCATGCAGGACAGATCGAGCGGGAAAAGAACTACGGCACTGAAGCGCAACTACTGGAGAGGCTCAAGCATGAACTGGAATGAACTGATCAGAGAGTTCCTGATAACCGTCACCTTCCTGGCTATGTTCTTCGCTGCACTGCTCGCGTTGACACACGCATTCGGTGTGGCTGGGTAGGTGTCTGTGATGGATAACCAAGTCTGTTGCCATTTTATGGCTCAAGGTACTCCTGGAGCATGGAACGCACCACGGGGGCTGAGCT